TTTCCGGCGCTGGCCGCCCTTCTTTCCCTTGGGTATCGGCTGCCATCCGAAGCCAAGCTGTTTGGCCTTCTCGATGCGCTTGCCGTCGCGGTACTCGCCGGCCTTGCAGCGCTCGACAAACGTGGTCGCCAAGATCGCGTCCATGGTGCCGAAAAACCTCGGATCGTCGTAGTGCGCGAGGTAGGCGCGCTTTGCCTCGGCGCGGCTGTCGAATCCGAGCATCACCTTGTCCTCGTCGTACTCCTTGAACTCTGGCGCCTTGAGCTGGTGGACGACGTAGACGAACTTGGCCTGTTCATTCGGCCCGAGGTAGACGTCGACGTGATCGCCGTCTGGCGCCTCGGTCAGCCGGATGTAGCCGTAGGGGTAGCGCATCAGCGTCTCACCCTCGGTCTTGTTGTGCGGATCGTACCAGTGGCGCTTGCTCCCCTTTCGGTTCTCGATGGAGATAGGGAGCCCGTTCCATGTCGTGCGGCCGTGGAGCTTGCGGGACTTGGCCACTTCCCCGCCCTGGATGGTGTCCTCAAACTCGAGAGCATGCTTGAGGTGATCGTCCAGATCTGTTCGCCTCGATCTTCTCTTTCCCTCCTTCCAGGGGATGGTGTGTTGCGGATCAGCCCACTTTCCTCCGCGTGGACCAATGTAGGGGCCGCCAGCCTTGGTCAGGGACTTCTCGGCCATGCCCTCTGGCACCAGGTCCCACTGCTCGTTGAACACCATGCCCGCAGGGACGCGCACCAGTCGACACTGGCACCACGGATGCACCGCTCCGAGCACCGGACGCCACTCGGACTGTTTCAGCCCGATGTTTGACACGCCTTGAGCGTGCCACCAGCTCGCGGGGCGGATCTTGGGCAGACCGTCCTCGTCGAGGTAGAGCCGCTTGCACTCCTTGCACGCGTCGGGTTCCGGCACCTTGGCCATCATCGCGCCATCGCCGTGGTCAGCGATCACTGACTCGAGCTTGGCTTGCTCGTGGGCAAACTGACTCTCAGTCGAAGCGATCCGCTGCCAGTCGCGCGCCCAGTCCTCGCTCATCTGGCGGAGACGCGTGGTGAGCTTGGAGATCCCGTCCCGCCGAGCCACCGCCCAGCCCGCCTCGTCACGCGTGCCCTGGAGAAACTGCTGCGCCAACTCCTCGTCGAGCTGAATGACGTCGGTACCGACCTCGCCGCTGTAGCGGGTGCCGAGCCCCACGCAAAACTGACCAGCGCGCGAGACAGCCTGATCGTAGGCGAGACGCTCGCGGTCGGTGAGCTCTACCGGGTGCTTCTCGAGGTAGGAGCGGAACTGCCGGTAGCTCATCTGCTCGGCGCCAGGAAGCTTGGCCATCAAACGGCCAAACTCGAAGCTGTCCAGGACCAGACTTCCGATGTCCCTGGGGTCAAGGTAGCCCTCGTCGATCAGGCGCTGGAGATCCTCATCCGAGACCTCCATGCCCGCGGTACCGATGGCCAGGGCCGTCGACGAATCTCGGATGATCCGCCGCAGCTCCTCGATCTGTGCTGGCGTCAGAAGGGGCATGCTATGCGTCCTTGAGCACGCGCTCGAGCTTTTTGACCATGCGAGCCCGAACCTTCTCGACCACGGCCTGGTGGTGGTCGATGGTTCCCTGGAGGGCAGCGTACTCCATTGGTCGCGGCTCGCGGTCGTGCGCGTGACCTCGTGTCAGGTTCCTGACCGCCTTGACGAGATCCTCTCGGCTGAGGGGCCGGTCCGATTCGATGGTCAGCTTCACGCGCCAGCCACCAAATAGGTCACGATCGCATCGGTGTCGCTGCTCGGGTTCGTCACTTGAAGCTGTGTAAACTCACCCTCCCAAAACAACTTTGCCTTGGCGCCGCTTGTCGGCTCTAGCTTTAGAGACTCCGACCCGCCGTTGAACTTGATCGTCAACGCTTGGTCGGTCTCGATATAGAGAAGCGCGGCCGTCGTGACACCTCCGAGCTCCAAATCATCGTCCACAGCCCCCGCGGCGATCACTCGCGTGTCAGCCTTTCCGACCTCCATGTCAGTGCGGATCGTTTGGATAGTCACGGCGTTCGAACGCTCGAACCCGATCAATCTCTCGTCGGTGTCGAGGCTGGCTAAGATGGCGATGGAGTGCTTCACTCGATACGTGCTGGCCATGTCAAACCTCTATCGTGTAGGTGTAGGTCCCGTTGGATCGGCGCTCGGTCACTTGTGCCTTGCGCATTATCGATTTTTCTGCCGCCTCTTCGCCCTCTTTATCGCGGCTGGTCTCGGGGAGGCCCCGGAGCTGGCCGAGCATGTCCGACCACTGATCAGGCTCCTCGGACGCACCCTGTTCGCCTCCCTGCTTGACCTGCTCACCCCCAGGCTGCTCGCCAAACTGGTCGCCCTGCTCGCCGAACTGGCCCTGCTGGGCCTCCATGTCCTTGGCCTGGGCAAACTGCAGCCACGTCGGATCGAGGATCACCTCGCCCTTGCCGTCGGGGAGCGGGGCAAGGTCATCCTCCGCCCGGATTTCGTCGACGGTCTTGATGTAGCTCGCCTGCTTCTTTTGCAGATCGGCAATCTGGTCGGACGAGCGAGGGTCCATGCCCGTAAACACGAGCTCAAAGTCCTCATCGATGCGCCAAATCAGGTAGTGGTTGATCCACGAGGAGAGCTTGCGCAGGATCGGCCGCAGTCCCTTGTCCTTGCTGGACTTGATCCGCTGTTCGGCTGGCGCCTGAAACATCTGGGATGTCTGGCCCTGATTGCCGTAGACAAAGTTGAGCTCGGCCGGGTCAGACTGACAGATCCCGCATGCCAGCTTGATCAGGAAGTCGTTCCAGGCGGCATACTCCATGTCCCGGTTGGAACTGTGTAGGTTGATGTACTGCAGCTCGTCAGCGTTGGTGATCGGCGTGCGCCATGCGTTGGCCACGCCCGAGATCAGCTGGTACCAGTAGCGTCGAAAAGCGTCCAGCTTGGGGCCGCTGATCCCGCCACGAAAGTTGATGATACCCTTCGTCGCGCTGCCCTGGCTGAAAAACCGCTTGTTGTACTCGAACGAGTAGAGCAGGGCCGTGATGACGTTGATCATCATCTCGAGTTCAGAGAAACCGTAGCCGTTGAGCCGGATCCCGGTCCTGGGGTTGCGGATGCCGAAGCAGAGCTCGTGGGCGGCGAACTCGGCGATCACCACGTCGTCGTAGATCTGGACGAACCGCGCGCGCTCGGGATCGTCGTCAAGATCAGCGCTGAGCGGCATGTCCGCGATCCTGATCGTGGACGCGTCGAGCGCGTAGAAGTCGCTCGGCTGACCCTTGCGGTTGTCGACCACCTCGAACGTGGCCTGGTCGTACGTCAGGCTGTCGCGCACCAGCTTTTGGAGAAAGGTCTCGAAGTTGTCCTTGCCGAACTTCCGCGTGCTGCCCGTGTAGAGCAGCCACTGCTCGATCTCGTTGGCGCGCTTGCGCTCGGCCCTGGTGGTGTTCTTTTCCTGGTCTCGCAGTTTGATCTGGTAGCCGGGCTCGCGGTCCTGCTGCTGTGGGATGGCAAAGTTCGCCACCTGGTGGACGCGCGTCTGGAGGATGCCAGTGAACACCGGGACCTTCCGGCTCAGCTCCTCGAGAGTCCAGTATGTCAGGCCGGTGGCGCGGTCCTTGAAGCCGATCGCGTCGAGCACAGCGAACGGATCGACCATCAGCGCCTTGGCCGCCTCGTCGGCGGGCTCCGGCAGCCCCGGAGGCAGGTTCTGTTGGCCGTCGGCGTTGACGGGCAGGGCGCTTCTGCCGCGGGCGGCAGCCTTCTCGAAGCTCTCCGAGAACACCTGCCCCACCATGTGCAGCGCCCCCCCGAACGCATCGGAGGCGCCTGCGATCAGTCGATCCTGCCAGCTCATGGGCTGCTCCCTAGTAGTCGCGCTTGGTGAACGCGCTCCGCACCATGGGGTCGCTGTCGTCGATCACCTTTGTCTCGCCCGGGTCGCTCTTGACGACCAGCGGAGCTCCGCTCTCGACGCCGTGGGCATCCTGCCACCAGGCTGCCAGCCCGCCCTGGCCCTCGAAACCGGCCGGATCGTTCTCGACGATCTGCGCCGCGATGTGCTGGCGCTGCATGTCCTCGGGGGGGCACGGTCGGTCGGACTGCTCGCCCTGGTAGATGGTTCCCTTGCGAAGCACCTCGGCCGGCGCCGATCCGGCGTAACGGGCCTGTACGCCGAGCTGCAGCTCGCCGGACTCGATGGACTTGGCGATGGCCTCGTCCTCGTCGAGCTCGGCGTAGCACTCGCCGATGCCGATGCGAGCCTTGCGGAGGGACTTCTCGGCGTACTTGCCTCTGGTTTTCCTTGACGCCTCCTCGGCGTTTGTCGATGCCGCGCGCGCCTCCTCGGAAGTGCCAGTACCCCAGCCAGCGTTCAAGTGGGCCACGGCCGCGCGATGGTGCTCGTTGATTGCATCCATGTGGGCCTGGATCTTGTCCTGCTTTTCTCTCTCCTCGGGACTGAGCTTCCGCAGCGTCAAAGAAAGCCCGCCGAGCTTCTCCTTCTCCTTCTCGTGGTGCTCTTTCTGCCTCACGTGATGCTCAGCTTCTTCCCTCCACGACCTCTTGTGCTGCGGATCGGCGTACTTGCCGCCGCGCGGGCCGATGTAGGGGCCGCCAGACTTGCTTTTCACCATGTCTTTCTCCTCGCTCTTTCTGAACCCGTGCTTCTCGGCCAGCGCGTTCGCCGCGTCCGCGTGGTGGTGCATCTGCTGCCTCGCGCGCTTCTGCTCCTCGCCCGACCGTTTCGCTGCCCGCTCGCGCCACCGGTCGCTTTCCTTCCAGTGCGCTTTCCATTGCTTGTGCGCGACGTGCTTGTCGGCCTCCTCCTTGCTGCCTCCGGCCTTCATGCCAGGGTACCAGTAGACCCACTTTCCGTCTCGCCCGCGGCGACGAAAACCGCCCTTGGCACCTCCGGGAACCGGAGACCAGCCGCTGCCGCTCGGCCTGGACGCCATCTGGTCGCCCCACAGCTTCGCCGCGATCCGGGTCCCGAGGCCAGGCTTGGCGGTCGGCTTCTTGTCGGGGAGGGGCTGGTAAGGGCTGGGGCGCACGTTGCCCGTTCTCCGGGCCAGCGCCGCCATCGCGCTGCCACCGGCTGCCGCGGCGTGGACGCTTTTTTCCAGCCACTCGTCGAGATCTTGGGTCATCAGCAGTTGTGCAAATGCCTTGGCCACCTCGACGCCGAAGAACCTGTTGATCGCGCTCTCGCGCTCCTTTCCCTCCGACATGCTCTGGATCTCGTCCCACTCGTCCTTGGCAGCCTTCATCACGTCGGCGTGCCGGCGCTCAACGTGATGTTCATTGGTCGGCGGCTGCCAGGAGAACTCGATCCCGTTGCCCTCGTCGCCGATGTGCGCTCCTGGAGGCGGAGGCTTCTTGCCCAGCGCCTTTTCCGGCGTCACGCCGTAGTCCTCGAGCAGCTTCGTGAACTGCTTGTCGGCATCGTCCTCGCCAAACACGCGACCGATCGTCTCGCGGGCATCGGACTGCTCGATCTTGACCTTCATCTCCTTGCCATCGAAATCAAACTGCGGATTCCGGCCGGCGAGGCGACCGATCAGGAACTTGGGAGTGAGCTCGCCGATCTCGCGCGCGGCCTTGACGAGCGCGTGCTTGCTCTCCGGTGGGAGATCGTCGCGTGCCTCGATGGCCTTGGTGAGCTGAGCCTTGACGCCACCGATCAGCGCCTTGACCTTGGCCTTCTCCTCCGGTGTGCGCTTTCCGCCCTCGGCACTCCCGGCGACGTGATCCTGGGCGATGCGGATCTTGACCAGCGTCTCGACGGCCTCTTTGCTGTCGAACAGCACCTCGGGCATCTTGTCCGCGAAGAGGTGGGTGTTGTCGGCCAATCGCACCGCGCTCCCGAAGTGGTCCTTGCTCCAGTCCACCTCGCTGCCGCTGTGGTTCGCCACGGCCTGGACGTAGCGCGTGAACTTGTCCTCGCCGAAGATCTGAGTCATTTTGTCCTTCTGCTGCAAGGACATGACCGTGCTCGCCTGCGGGTGGTAGTTGTCCTTGACGGCGAATCCGCCGCGGGCGATGGCCGGAATCGTGTAGCCCATGTCGTGGTCCAGCCACACCTGGTAGGCCATGAAGTGGTCCATCGGGCTGATGTCCTTGCCGCCCTTCTTGAGCTGCTCGAAGATGGCGTCCGACTGCTGGGCGTTGACGCTCAGGTGACGCACGCCGTGGTCGCCGAGGGTGCGTCCGGCCGCTTCGATCTCCTGATGTGCCAGCTTGCGAACGTTCTCCTCCATTAGCTTGGACAGCTGGGCCTTGTCGACGCCCGCCGCATCGCCGTAGTCGACCATGGAGTGCAGCATCTTCTTCGCACGCTCGACGTTTTTGGGGATGATGTAGCCCTGGTTCCCCAGATCGTCGAGGTGCTCGCCGATGGCCGCCTTGAGGTCGCCCTTGTAGGACCGGGGAGCTCCAAAGCGGTCCTCCATCTCCTTTTGCACGACGTCGTAGTCGGCGGTCATCACAGCACGCTGCTTCTTGTCGAGCTTGTTGAAATCGGCCGGGAGCTCGGCGGGATCGGTGATCACCTCCCTGGCCGGTGCCTCGCCACCCTCCTTGCCCTTGGCCTCGTTCGGCTTGGTGTCCTTGCCCTTGTCCTTGGCGTGCGGCGCGTTCGTGACGCCCACACCGGGGTACCAGTAGATGTAGCCGGCCCCACGCTTCATGTGGTAGCCGCCCTTGGTGCTGCCCTTGATCGGGGTGAACCCGGCCGGGGGCTTCTGGTTGGCGCCCTTCACGAGATCGTGGATGGCGTCGATAGACCGGTGGAGGCCATCTGCGGCGAGCAACTCCTCATCGGACGGGTCCACCGTGTCTGCGTCGATATCGAATGCCTGTTCCTTCAGTATGGATGGTTCGCGCTGCTGAAGAGCAACGCTGAACTCTTGCGCTACACCAACTTCTGACGGATCGCTGGACGCAAGCTCTTTGGCCGTTCTGAAGTGATCATCGGCCAAATCCTTGAGTGGGCGTATTGAATTCCAACTGGCACCAGACGATGACCTTTTGTCAAACTCCGAGAGAATCACCGCTCCGCGAAACTTGTGTTCGTCTGCCGTTAGCGGCTTCGGCTCGGGGGCAGGGGCAGGGGCAGGGGCAGGAGCAGGAGCAACTGGCGTTGCCCTGTGGGTTTCGCCTTTGTCCGGGTACCAGTAGACGCGTTTCCCGCCGACCATCTTGAAGTAGCCGCCCTTTTTGGACCCCCTGACCGGCTGGTACCCGGCCGGGGGCCGCTGCTGCTTGCCGCCACCAGATCTCGGCGGCGGGGGAGCGAACAGACCCATCTGCCGCGGATCGTCCTTGGCTTTCTCGATCCATTCGTCCAGTTCCGGCGTCAGGGACTTGTGGGCCTCCATCCGAGCCAGCTTGCGGTAGTAGTCCTTGTCCTCGGTGAGGTGGTCCATCGCGATCTCCTGCGCAACCTTGCGATCCCGGGTATGCTCGAGTTCGACCTTCGTGCCAGCGGCCAGCGCCTCGGCGTCAAAGTCGCCAGGCTTCTTTCCCGCGGCCAGACCGCCGGGGATGGCCTCGGCCTTGCTTACGCCCTTCATCCGCTGGTAGATGCCCATCACGTACTTCCAATCCTCGGTGCGCCCCTGCTTCTTGGCCTGTTTCTTGGCCTCGGACCAAAGGTGCTCATCTCGCTCTGTTCTGACCGCAGAAGCTGGCATCGTACTACTCCGCGTCCTGGTCGTGGATCAGATACACCTCGCCATCAGGCGTGTGGCAGAGGTTGACGTTGTAGGCGTCGAAGGTGTGAGCGTACTGGTAGCTGTACGCCTCGTTGTCGAGATCGTCAGCGCTCATCCCTTCGTAGTAGGGCTCCACCGACGGATCGGTGAATGGACCAAGGTGCGGCAGCTCGTCCTGTGTGAACCCGTGCCGCTTGAGCTCGCGCTTGACGTGCCACCACCAGATCCCGAAGTTGCGGTAGTACATCGGCACCTTCTGGAGAAGCGCGATGATGTTGTTCGCCTGAGACCTGGTCATTGTGCAACCCCGTGCGACGCCTTCCAGCGCTCCTCGGCTTCTTTGGCGAGCTTGTTGAACGGACTTGTGGCTCCGTAGCCGTAACTCGAGTAGCCATACTCCCGTCGCGCCGTCTCGAGCAGCGGGTTGTTCCACTCGCGCCATTGATCGTGGGATGTGTTCGCCTCCGCCACAGCTTCAATCAGTGCGGCCTTGTCCTCGCCCCATGGGTAGAGGATCTCCCCCTGGCCAATCTCGGCCAGGGGCTTCGAGAACACCGAACCCGTTTCGGTGCGAACGATCATCGGCGTTCCGAGCTTTCCGTGCTTCTCGTACCAGGCGTGGATGTGCTCGTCGATCATGCTCTGGTTGGCCGCGAGCACGTACTCTGGAATGTGGGTGATGGCCTCCAGGGGCGACTTCCAGGAGTTATCGAGGTTGTCCCGCAGCGCCTCCTTGAGCTCGTCAGCGGGCTTGTAGTCGCTGACCTGGTAACCGTCTCCCGCCACCTGGTCGATCTCGCGCTCGTAGCTGCGAGAGCTGCCCCACGACCGGACGCGGATCGTCCGCTTGGCCAGGTCCACCCGTTCGACCAACAGCCGGCCCGACTTCCGCAACTGCGGCTCCTTTGGCTCGATCACCACCCCGCGCTTGATCAGCCGCGCAGCCAGCCGCGTGTCGTCCCCTTCTCCTGTGAGGTAGGTGTTGACGGCGACCGGCGTCCTATCGGCTGACTCGAGGTACTGCTTGATCTCGAGCGGGAGCAGCTCATTGCGCAGCAACTGTCTCCTGAGTCGATCGACGCTAATTGTCATGCGAGCTCGCGCTTTATCCTGGCCGCGGATCTTGCCGAGACGCTCCACCTTTCGCTGGTAGTTGTAGAAGTCGTCGATAGACTGCTGGGCCTGCTTGGCGTACCAAGCGCTCTCGGCCGTTGCCCGCTTCTCCTTGATCACGCGTAGCGCCTCGTCGGGGTTGTCTGACAGCATCGCTAGCATTTCCACGTCGTCGAGGCCCTGCCCCTCCATGTCGTTCGAGATGTTGTCGGCGCCGCTACGCAGTTTATCTAGCCAGCGCTCCTTCCCCTTGAGGGTGGAGTGTCGAAAACCGTCAAACGAGCCCTTGGCTAGGTACGTGTGGATCTGCACCTGCTCGGCGTTGTTGCCCTGGCGCACACCGCGGCCGTTGCGCTGGTGCATGGTCCCCGGATCCCACGGCTGGTCGAGGTGGTGGATGTCCGTGGTCCCCGCGGCGTGCTTTTTGCCCTGGAGGTTGACGCCCTCCCCCATCGTGCCGGTGTTTCCGATCACGACCTTGACCTCTCCGCGGTTGAACCGATTGCCGATGGCCTGCCGCGCGGCGGAGTCGGCGGCCACCTGGGCGTTGATGATGCCGATCTCGGAGGGCTTGAGTCCCTGCTCGATGAGCATGTTCTTGAGCCGCTCATGGCTGGCGTTGTGGTCGCAGAAGATGATCTGCCCCCCGCGCTCTTTGGCCCCTCTCGCAGCAGCCTCGACGCACGCCTTGTACTTCGGGCTATTCGTGTACCAGTTCTTGTACTCTTCTGAATCGTATAACTCGAGGTCCTGAGCGGCCTTTTTCATCTGGTCAAGGAGCCGGAACATGCCCCCAGGATCTTCATGGTTATCGAGGTTGAGGGCGTTTTGTCGCAGCAGCTCGTAGACCACCTTTTGCTCGCTGGTCATGTCCACGAGGTGCGTCTGGTGCTCGGCGTCGGGGATCTTCAGCCCGACGTCCGTCGCTGTCTGCAGCATCATGTACCGGTCCATGATCTGCTCCAGCTCCTTGAGGTTGGTGAAACCAACGACACACTGCGCCGACTCGAGGTTCCCGGCTCCCTCATACTCGTCGGAAAACTGCGTCTCCCCTTCGTCCTCGTCCTTTTTCTTGGCATGCTTCCCCGGGGGGGTCAGGATAAGCCGTTCCTCGAGCTGGCAAAACCGGTCAATGAAGTCCTCGGAGTTCTCGATTCCGATCTTGTGAAACGCCTCGGGGGCGATGTGCTGGAGCATGTTGAATACCTCCAGCGGTGAGTTCTTTGTCGGCGTCGCCGTCAACAGGTAGACGCCGTTATTCGGATCCGACTCGCGAACGTAGTGGGACATGTGCTGCATCTTGCGAGCCTGCTTGCTTTGCCCACTGCCGCCCAGAAACTTCGGGTTGGATCCGAACCGCGACTTGGCTGCATAGAGGTTCTTGTACGCGTGCGCCTCGTCGGCCATCAGCGTGTCGATGCCGAGATCCTCCCAGAACACGAGGCTCTCATCGTGCTTGAACTTCTGCTGCAGTTTGTCCTGCGCCCACTGAGCCTTGAGCTTTTCGATCCGCTTGTCCTGGGTCTGCTGTGTCTTTGACCCCTCACGGATCTCGTCCACCTTGCCCGCGCGCTGGTACCAAAAATCCTCCTTTTCGTACTGCTCGATCGTCTCCTGCTTGAGAGGGATCCGGTCAAACGCGGGCTTGGTGCAAATGATCAGGTCGTACTCGTTCTGCTTGACCATCGCGAGCTTTCGGTTGCGCTCGATGTCGTTGTCGGCCTTGGTGACGTAGCTGTTGGCCTCGACGTAGGCGTCAAACGCCTCACCCTCGAGCCCGCGCTCTACCGCTTCCGCCTTCGCTTGCTTCACCGCGGCACGACCCTTGACGCGGTGCTCGCCGATCACGAGCACACGCGATCCCGGGAACAGGGACTCGACCTCCTCAGCCCAGTTGGTAGCGACCGACTTCGGCACGACCACCATGGGCCGCTTGGCGCGGCCCTGCTGCTTTCGCAGTCGAGCGAGAAGGATCGCGATGAAGGTCTTGCCAAGGCCCACGTCCTGCCCCAGGATGCCGCGCCCCGTCTCTGCGGCCCACCGCACGGCCATGTTTTGGTAGTCGTGCGGAACGATCCCCTCGGTGATCCCCTCGAGCCCGAGCGCATCCCCGCTGTACTCCTTGCGGAACTCCGAGTTGAACAGGCGGTTGTAGAGGTTCTCGAGGTCGGTGCGATGCTCGGAGGTCTTGAGCCAGTCACCGAACGCGCGCTCGACGTCCTCCTCGACGCTCTTGACGTCCTCTTTCTTTAAACCGAAGCGGTTCATGTACTTCAGGAAATGGGGCGCTCGACCCCCGCCGCTGCTCTCCCCGAGAACCTCCCCAGGGGTGAACTCTCTGCCGTAGCTCGCCGGCTTCCCCTCGGGTGGCACGATCTCCTGCAGCGTGTAGACGCCGTCCTCGTAGATCATGCGAGCCATGTTCTCGCCGTGCTTTCGCGGACCGCGGCCAAATACGATGTGGCGCCCCTCGGTGCTGTTCAGAAAGTCACTGAACCACTCGAGCGGAAACCACCCCATCACACGGAGTTGGATCGGAATGTCGTCGATGCTTCTGCGCTTCGTCTCTAGCCGCTCCTCGATGGCCGCGATCTGGCGCTGCACCTGGGCACGCTCCTCGCCGCCGATGGTCTCGAGGCGCGCGCGCTCGGCCTCCAGCTTGTCGTAGAGGTTACCCGTGAGGTAGTCCTCCATGTGCTGGAGCGGTGTGGCGCCTGATTCGCTCTCGCGCGCGGACGCGTCTAGCGCGTAGTCGCCGGTCGCAAGGACCAGGCGCCGGAGTTCGTCCTCGCTCTGACCGTCCCACCCTTCCCAGTTGTGCTGGAGATCGGACGGTAGTACGTAGCCACGGTTTCTCCGCGCTACATAGGCGGCCACGCTTGCGAGATCGGTCCGGTCGACGTCGGCGGCCTTGAGCGTCACTGCCGCATCCTTGCTCAGCACGTCCGACAGCTCGCCGTTCGAGTCGACGCATGCCATGAAGTCCAGGAGAAGTGGGGCGCTTCTGGACAGCTCTCCGAGGGCGCGGTGGGAGCCCGGGATTCCGTTCTCCTGGACCCACGCTTTGACCCTGGTCGCCACGTCGCGACGCATCGCCCGCGCCTTGTAGAACTCGCCCTCCTGGCGAGCCTTCATCAAATCGCCGATGGCCTGGGCCAGATCGTGGGCCTGCTTGATCGCCTGGTCGCCGCTGTTGTTGATGATCTGGCTCACGTCGTCGACCGTCTCCATCGGCACCCACTTGGGCGGCTCGCCGATGTAGAGGTACTTGCGGTTGGCCATGGTCTTGACGTTGCCGAGCAGCGGCGGAACGTCAGCCGCAGCGATCTTCGACTCGGCCCGGCGAAGGTACTCGGCCATGTGCTCGCGCTCTTTTCCGAGCTCGGCGAGCTGCTCGACGCTGATCGGCATGGCGGAGGGCTCGGTCTCCGCGGCCACCTTCTCGGCGGTCAGGCGACGAAGCGCCCCGGGAACCTGCGCCACGTCACCGACCACGGTATCGCGGAACCCGGTCTCCTCGCGGGTCTTGGCCTCTCCGAGGATCCGCTCGGGGCGGGTGTCGAAGTAGGTGCCGTCGACCCACTGTTGATCCCAGGCGCCAAGCTGGCCCATCTCCTCGGCAAGCCTACCGTCGGCCTGGGCCTGAAGGAGGGCTTCACCGACGATCCGATCGCGCTTGCGGAGCACCATGATGTCGGCCGCGATTTCGCAGTGGACGTGCTTGAAACAGTCATCTGGCAGCTTGAAGCCGTCCAACACCTCGGCGCGCGCCAGGAGGCGCTCGCGGAATTCCCGCCAGTTCTGGCCACGGTTGCTCATCACGCCGGGGTGGATCAGAAACACGCACACGCCGCCGTCCTTCACGTGATCAAGGGACGTGTCGATGAAGTACTTGTCAGCGCTCTTGAACTCGGGCTTATCGAGAGGGATGTCGCCTGTCCGCACGCAGTACGGCGGGTTGGCGATCACGCCGTCGAAGTCTTGGCGTTGGCCGTAGCGCTCGATCGTAAACTCCTCGAGCGCCTGGGCGTGAACCTCGTGCTTGTGGCCGTGGAGCACGTCGGCGACCATGGCAGCGCTGCTGTCGAGCTCGACGCCCGTCACCTTGGTGCCCTTGGGGGCGGTCTGGAGGAACACGCCGCTGCCGCAGCTCGGCTCGAGCACGCGCTCGTGCTCCGGCAGATAGGCGCCCATCACGTCCCACATCGCATCTGCGACGTCGGTGCGCGTGTAATACTGGTTGAGGTCTCCGCTGATCCCGCCCTTCCCGCTGTACTTTGCGACCTGGATCGCCTCCTCGTCCGTCAGGCCGCGCCCCGCCGACAGGGCACGCTGGACGATCTCGAGGGCCAGCTCGTTGTCGCTCTTGCGTTTGCCCTTGGTCTTGACCTCGGTCATCGCGTCAGTGACGGCGTCCTTGCGGGTGTCGGCGCCGCCGATCACCAGCTTGGGCCTGGGCTCGACGTCCTCGACGTGGGGCTTCACCTGGACCTTCTGCTTGTCCGGGTACCAGTACTCCCACCCCTTTCCCTTGCGCCGGCGGAAGCCACCATGGCGCCCACCGGGGATGTGCTGCCACCCCGCACCGGGTGGACGCGGGGCGCCGCCACCGAAAAGCCCCATCTGGCGCGGATCGGCGGCGCGGCGCGCCTTGAGCAGATCCTGCCCGCTGAACAGCACGAGACGCCTGCTCTTGTGCACGTCAAACCTCTCAACGCGTCTCGCGGGTCCCTTGTCCGGCTTGATCAAAAACGAGATTGTCCCTTGCTTGTAGGTGATGTCGCGGATCTCTCCCTCTTGATCCTCCCAGCCATGAGGCGTGGTGGCCCGAAATCTCACGCGGTCACCGACTTTGTGACCCCGCCACTCGGCGCGATGCCGCTCCGACTCGATCATTTCGGTCGCGAGCTTTATTCCCTCGAGACGGGGGTACGTCCCTGCCATCACGCCACTGAACGTGATCGTGTCTCCGTGTGTCTCGATCTGTAGTTTGCGCCTGCCATCGATTGATCCGTACTCGGCCCGGCCTGCGCCGCTGGAAAGAAACATCCAGGGGCCATTTTTCACGGCGCGGTTGAACGCCTTCCAGGCGGTCTGCAAATTGACCCGCCGCGCCTCCTTGGCCTGGATTGCCTCCTCCATCGGGTCGATCCCTCTTGGCTTCTTCTCCGGCTTGATTCCGAGCTGCGTCATTCGACGGTTGATCGCGTTGATGTTGGCCACCACGGGGGCCTGCTTCTCGGGATACATGCGCAGGTCACGAGAGCGCTTCCGCATGACGTTGAACGCCAACTGAAGTTCATCAGCGTCGGTGGTGGCAGTCACCACGTGGCTGATGTCCTGGGTGACGTGCGAGAGTTCATCGTCATACCGCTTACTGTTGTGCCTTCTTGCGCCGATCTCAGCGTATCCATCCAGCCACCCAGAAAGACTGCTCCAGGTGATGTTGGTCCCCGGAGTCTTGGTCTCTGGCGGGGTTCCAGCCGCGGCATCCCTGGTCGTTTCCCACAGCTCGGATTCTGTGGGGAGACCGTCAGCCTGGGGCTTGGCGGTCTCGGGATACCAGTACTCCCAGCCATGTCCCTTGCGACGGCGGAAACCACCCTTCGTCCCGCGCGGGATGGGTTGCCAACCGCTGCCCGGAGGCTTTCTGCTGTCAAACACACCCATCTGTCGCGGACCGAACATCCCCATCTGCCGTGGATCTGGCTTCCGAGCCTTCTCGAGATCGAGCACAAGCCTCATCGTCATTTTCCGATCCGTGCCAGCTTGCCGCGACGCCGGGGCACCTGTCGCTTGGGCGGAGGTGGCGGCGGTGGGAGCTCGATCTCTGCCTTGCGGAGATCTCCTGTCGGCACAGACTTGGCCACAGCCACATCCAACGAGGTCATCGCCGTCATGCTCTCGATCAGCCCACGAACCGTCGCCTCGGTGATCGGCTGGGCGCCAAGGTCTCGAGCGTAGGATGAATCCTTCTTGGCCGCGGAACGCACGTCATCCATCACCTGGGCGACGATCTTGGACGCGTTGATCCTGGGCTTTCGGCTCGAGCTCGTCGACGTGCTGTTGGCCACCGCTGCATCGACCAGGTACTGCGTGTGCCAGACCACCCGGTTCATCAAGCGGTTCTGGCCGTCCATCGCCTTGACCAGATCGGGCTTCTGGTTGTACTCGCTGGCGGCGAACAACTGGCTCTGGTCCTCGGACTGCAGTTTGGCCAAGCGCTTGCGTTCCGCCTCGGCGCGCTTCTCGGCCGCGGCGCGGTCCTTTTCGTCCTGGATCCGCTGGCGCTTCTTGGCCGCGGCGGCCGGGCTCAGCCCGAACTCGATGTCGAGGGCCTCGGCGGGGGTCATCCGCGAGCTGGCGAAGCCCAGCAGGGTGCCGGTGGCACCGGAGCGCCCCTCCGAGAACGCGTGGTCGTGGTAGTCCTGGACCGCCCTGGCGGCGAACCCGCGAAAGTCTCGGGGCGTCATCTTGGGCCCGATTTTGCCGCGGATCACCTGGAGCAGGGCCAGGGCCACGGGATCGTCGTGGACGCGCTGGGCCACGTCGACGCCGGTCTCGGTCGCCTCGGTCTGGCCGAGAAAGTTTCGCAGCGCGGCGTCGGACCGCTGGCCCTGGTACCGCTCGCGGATGTGCAGATCCGCCTCGACCGCGGTCTTGAGCGATGGGCCCACGGGCCAGCCGTGCTGCTCGGCGACGATCAGAGACGGCGTCGACAGGGCCAGCACCCGCCGCAGCTCGGGGTTCATCCGCTGCAGGAGGTCGGCATCAGGGATCAGCCTGGCGGCCATCACGCGCTCGACGCGGTTTCGACCGTCCTCATTCAGGCGGTTGACCGCTTTGCCGTCCTTGTCGTGCTCGAGATACTGCGCCTTGTTGAGCTCGTCGATGATGCCCGCCTGGCGCAGGGACACCACGAAGCCCTCGGCGGCCGAGCTGTGGAGAAAGTCGGCCAAGGTCTGGCCCGGGTCGATGGTGTCCACGAGGCTTTGGCAGACGTTCTCCGTCACGAACTGGCTGACAGCCACCTCCTCCGAGCGGGGGTCGAGCCCCTGGGTGAGGGCCTCGTTCATCCGGCGACCGAGCATCTTGAGGTTCGCGTTGCCCTTGCCGGCTTCGACCTGGACGCGCCGCACCAGCGCCGGCTGCTCCATCGCGCGCACGTCCGCGGCGGCAAACCCGTACTTGCGAGCGTTGGCGACGAGGTAGTCCTTCATCCGCTGCGCGCTCTCGGGGTACTGCGCGTAGGCCATCTGGATCGCCATCGTCCGCCCGTTTCCGCCCAGGATCGCGTTGTGCTGGTCCATGATCGGCGCGCCGTTGACAGCGTCTGGGTTCGTGTTGACCAGGATGGCCGGGTCGAGGTTCTTGGCGATCCGGTCGACCTTCTCCTGCTCGGCCGAGATCGCGTGGTAGCGGCGCTCCTGGACGTTCTCCGGGTAGCGCGGGTGCACGGGAAAGTTGCCGAGCGCCTTCGGCTGGTGGCTCGCCACCAGGTCGCTGGCTTCGACCAGGACGAACTCGGCTGCCAGGTTCTCCACCCCCTTGCCGCTCGAACTGCGCAGCTTGAGGTCGGTTTTCTCGCCCTTGATCTCTCGACGCTTGCCCTTTTCGCGCTTGCGCTTGCTGACCAGGATGTGCCCGCCGGGCTGGGCGATGATGGCGTAGTCGCGGTCCTTGGGCATCCCAGCAGCCTGGAACTCGAGCGCAGACACCTCGCCGAACCCCTCCACGTTGTCGTACTCCCCGTTCTGGAGGTCGGACATCGTGGCGGTTCTGAGCTTGGCGGGCGCCTTCGGCGCTGGTTTGCCCGTGGCCTTGGCGGTTTTCTTTGCGTGGTAGGACGCGATCATCCGGTGCAGATCACGCTCTTTGACGAATGCGGTCTGTCCGGACTCGTCATGCTTGACCTCGACCACCCCCTTCTTCTTGTGGTGCTTGACGACCTCGAAGTGGCCCTCTTGGCCGCGGTGGGCGACCTTGAACTTGGCCCCCTGGTGCAGATCCTCCGAGCTCGTCAGGCCCTTGCCCTTTGGCTGGCGGTAGTAGTAGCGATATTTGGGCGGGGGGTTCGGCCGGCGCGTGCGCTTGATGTACTTGTGGCCGGCGGCCTTGACCACCAGTCGTCCGGGCTTCGACATCTCCGGCTCTCGCCACCCGGGCGGCGTGTCGTCCACCTGGTCGCCGAGCTCGTCCAGCTCGCGTGTCATCCAGACGAGCTCGGGGGGCCGCGGCACGCCGATCGTCAGCCGCATCCGGCGACGCAGCTCAAGGGGCGGCTCCACGGCCACCTCGTGCATCATCCTGTACTTGAGCAGTTCGGCCTCCGTCCACATGCCGGGGTGAGCCTTCTCGGACTTCTGCACAATCACGTGTCGCGGATCGCGATGGATCGGAGAAGTGCGCGCGGACGCCTTCCAAAGCGACAGCACACGCTTGGCGATTTCGTTGCGGCGTGGGTGGTCGCGGGGGGCGAAGCTACGCAGCCCCTTGAATAGCGACCGACGAAGCGTGATCGGATCGGGGGCCTGCATCCACTCTCGCACCTGCTCGGTCAGGTCTCGCTCGGCCTCGTACGTCAGCCCCAGGCCGGCGGCCACCTGCTCGGCGTGTCGGATGGGCAGATCAATGACGGGGCTGGCGACGCCGGCGGGGATGCTCCCGACGGGCTGCAGCGGGCTCGTGACCTCCGGCATCTGCGTGAGCCGAGAAAACGCCGAGGTATCGATCCTTGGCTGTTGGCGAAGGCGATGAATCAGGCGCGGTGCAAGGCCGGGGATCGCGCCGAAGGGGCCACCTGATGGATGAGATCCAAACATACCAAACGCCTCCTACTGCTTGCTCGTCGATTCGTGGTCACAGGCGGAGAGCAGGAGAGCGGGAACCCTCGGAGACCCTCGCTGTGACCACGAATCCACAAGCAACTCAAAATCCAAAGCCACCACCTCCGCCGAACCCGAAGCCCATATCATCCGGACTCGGTGCTCCTTCTCGCGGCATCGGGTCTGGTTCGGCCTCCTGTTCTGTCGGGGGTTGTCCGTCAAGATACTGATTGTTCTGGGGAAGCGCAATATGTTCCACGGGCGCCATCGAATCGGTGTCATCCCCAAAGGAAAACGAAAACCCACCCATCCGCACCGCTGTATCGCACATCCAGCACGCCATCACGGTGTCATCATGGTCGCCTACCGATCCGACCTGTCCGTTGATCCAACCCATCGCCATCATCTCGCCAATCCAAACGTCTGTCTTTTCGATGCTCTCGGCGTCACCGCGAGGGATCCTCCACTTGCGGTTCTCGAGCGTCATGCGCAGCGACGGAACGCCGCGGTCGATGGAGTGCTTGCCCATCGTCAACGACGTCATGCCCTTGCGCCAGGGCTGCCGTGGCTGCACTCCAGAAGTGTGGAACTTGCGGATGGGCAGATCTGTTTCGCGGACCACTTCCTCGGTGAAGATGCGCTGGGCCTGGTTGGATTCCGCGTGGATCGAATCCGGCAGGCTCTGAGCGTATTCCTCTTTGATTTCGTCGATCTGGCGCTGGAATCCCCACCCCTTTCCGCGGCGGATGTTGACCAACCATCGGTTCCCTTGGTCGTCGACGGCCACGGTGAAGATCACCGTGTAGTCGGCGCCAGCGCTCGCGGACATGCCGAAGTCGATGCCCGTGTAGCGCGGCCAACCCTTCTCCTCCCAGTAAGCAGCCGGAAGCCCCAACGTGTACGGGAGGCGCACATCGCCGCCCTCGAACAGGTGGCTGGGAAACAGGCTCGACTCGTCCGTGAGCGGCTGGCAAAGGAACTCGCGCGCGAACCGCGCCGGAGACGCCAGTTCCAGCTTTCTCTTCTCGAGCCGAGACTTGTCGTAGCGCTCGGGGAACAGGATCAACCCGGTCTTGCTGATCGCCGGATACTTCCGCACCACGTATGCGCCGGTCTGCTCGATGTGGCCGTACAAATCGCCAAAGTGCATCGGCGTGCCAACCACGATGATCTGCCCGCCGGGCTTGATCATGTTCGTGATGGCAGAGAGGAAGTAGTCGATGTTCCGCTTTCGGATCGTCTCCGAGTAGATGTCCTCGTCGGTGAGGCAGTCGTCTACGACGATCCAGTCGGGGTGCCCGCCGCGGACCTTGACCCCCATCCCGCGCGCTCGGATGATGGTGCCGTTGCGGAGCTTGATCTCCTTTTTTGACCACAACCGATCGCCCGTGCTCGGCACCAAGTGCGCGAGCTTGGGGTTTGTCAGCAGCTCGTTTTTGACGATCGCGAGCAGTGCATCGGCGGTGTCCTGCGTCGACGAGAAGATGTAGCCCAGGCTTCCGGGCTTGACGTAGCCGCCCATCCAGATTGGATATGCGAGAGAAAACGCGTGGCTTTTCCCATGGTCACGGGCAGCGAGAATTAGGATGCGATCGTACTTGCAGACGAGTCGATCCCACTCCTCGTGGTGCTTTCCGACGAGGGAACGTCCGTTGTAGGGGTGTTCGTTTGGCCCCTGGATCACCTCCGAAAAAAAGTAGGCGAGGCTCGACCTGTAGAGGTAGCCCTGCGCCTGGCTCCAGATCGGCTCGTCCTCGGGGGAGATCTCGTTGAGCTTGAGGCTCACCTTCACTTCGCGATCCGTGGCATCCGTGAGCTGGACGAGCTCGGTGAGCGGGCGGGCCAGCACACCGTCTATGACCGGTGTTCGAGGTGGGTTGTCGACGCGGACTAGCGCGCGGGGGCGTTTCGCTACGAATGGTGTTCGTTCATCTGTCACCGCCGCAATCGCGCGTAGAAAAACACCACTTGATCAAATGGCCTGTGCCCGATGGATCGAGCTACCCGGCGCGTGAGGTCAAACGCGCCGCGCCACTCCCACCCCCGCACGAGCCTGGTGAGCCCTCGCCAGCGGTAGCAGCGCCTGCGCCACCGGATCTTGCGCCCCTTGGTGGTCTCGGAACAAGGGCGGATCTGTCCGAATGGACCACGATCACCAACGTAGGTGAGCACGCAGCGACCAGTGCGCGTCGAGCAGAGCAGCCCGGGCGTTCCGAGAGGGATCCACCTGTGCGCGATGTGGCCGTCGGTCGAGCGGAAGCGGCGACCGTCGGCGCGGTGCGTTCCGCACATGCCGTCACCCGGCCAGTAGACCGTGGCGCGGCCCGATACGGATGATGAGCCGAAAATGGCGAGTAAAAAATGAAGAGCCAGGCGGATCATCAGTGAAAGTAGAGCGCCTTGCGCGCGCCACCAGGCCGCCGCGGGTTCTTCGACGTTTCGCGCCAGTCCTTGCCGTGGAGCGCGTGGACTTCGCGCTCGTAAAACCACGGATCTCCAATTCTCGATCCCTTGACGCGTGTCACCTTCGGCGCCGTCCCCGGTGAATAGGTGCGCTCAAGCTCTCCGTCACACCCCTCGGTGGCCGCGCACGAGGGCACCGGATCTGACATCTTGTGGTGGTGATCCTGGACCTCTCCGCACTTGACGCAGCAGTACTCGTAGAGCGGCATCTATCTCCTCCTGGTCCTCGTGGCCCGGTCAATGCGGTCCAGCGTTGATTTGACGCTGCGGAGTTCGACCGTCAATTGCTCGACGCGGCTGGTAAGGACGTCGAGCTTGCTTGCCGGCGCCGCTGTCAGGCTGTGAGCGTTGGCGGCCGTGTTGTGATCGGTGATCGCCTTGTTGATGCGCCGTTCGACCTGCTCAGTGTCGAGCGCGTTCCATCGCGTGATGGCAGCGTACCCGGCCAACAGGACCACGAGCAGACCAACCGTGACCGCCTGATCGCGCCACCCCTTGCGTTGGGGCTGACACTGCAGCGCATCGATCGCCGCTCGCATGTTTTCGATTTCTTGGGTGGAATGTTTCTCGCCTGCCTGCACGCCGGTCTTGAGAGCATCACCCACCGCGCGCTGGAACTCATCGGTCGATTTCGGTGTCACGTCATGGCCCCCGATGGCTGCTGATCATGCGCTGCGCTGCCTCCGCAAACCCCTTCTCCGCCCAGGGCCAGGCCCACCCATATGCTTTGCTTGATACCGTCCTGCCGAACGAGCTCGCTCTGACCACGATCTCGGCAGGAGACGCCCCGTGGTCGAGCATGTAGCGCCACCTGCGCTTATCCGCGCCCAGCTCGAGTATATACCGGACGTAGGCTAGGCCCACCGGAAGTGGCAGCAGCAGGTACGCGATGGCCATCGGCAGCAGTCCCACCCACGGATGGATTCCCAGGCCAAACCACCGCGCCTGCCTGGTGTGGCCACTCTCGTGGACGATGGTCTCCTCGTGGAGCTCGGGCCACTCCCTCGGGTATCCCTGGACGGGTCCGATCGTGGTCGCGTACTCGGTGAGGAACACCTCCGGCTTCATCCCCCAGCCACATGTCACGAGGTACAAGGCCCAGGCCAGGGCCCGCCACAACCAATGATCCTTGGTGGTGACGATCACAGACCCATCGATCTTTCGAGCAATATCTTGGTAGTACGCTCGATGATCCATCCAGCCCATGTACTCAAACGTACGCCTTCACGGCTGAAATGACAACGGGTCAGGGGATTGCGGGATACTTTCGAGCCAGTAGGAGTTCGGTGAACGGGTCCTGCATCCCATCGACGCGGTGTTTGTGGGCCCGCTCGAACGCCACCAGCGCGCGCTTGCTCTCGTATCCCCAGATGCCGTCGGCGCCATACTTCGGCAGGCAGTACAGATCCCAGCGGAGCAGCGCCTGCTGCCACTCAAGATCGGTGAGCGAGACAACTCCTGCCCGAGCACTCTCGATCTGGTGCCGCAGCACGCGGCCGGGGCAGGCAGACTTGCCGAAGTGGTAGTGGCCGAAACGCCCACGGGGGCCGTAGCCGAACAACTCCGCCTTCCACTCCATCCACCACAGCCAGCGATCGAGCTGGCTGGCGCTGGGCGATCCAGACTTGCCCTTGCGCCAGTCCTCGTCGAAGTCACCGAACACCAGCGTGCTGCAGAGGTGCCGGTTCTCGTCGCCCGCCCACTCTTCGTGGCCCTTGGTCGGCTTGTCCTGGCTCCACGTCGCATCCTGGAACGGACGGAACAGGAGCACCTTGTCTGGCTCGTAGATCTGGGAGATACCCGCCGTGTAGCAGATCCCCGGACAGCCGGTCTCGCTGATGTGGTTCGGCCCGACATGGTAACTCGCGGTCGGCCGTGGGTCCTGGTTGGCAGAGCCGTTGTGGTGAGTGCAGTCGCCGAGGATGTCGCCCGGAAACAACCGCTGGCGAAAGCGCTTGGTCTTGTGGCTCGGGAGCTTGTTCCGCCAGTCGGCGAGCTTCCCCGCGGCAACCGCCTCGGCGATGGCCTCCTCGACTTCATCCCAGGTCGTCGCTACCATGGCACCTCCAGAACGACGGTCGCAATTCTCTGCCACTGCGATGGCCTTTCCAACCTGGTACTCAAGCCGACCGACGCGGGTCGATTTCTACAGATCGCCGAGAGCGTAGGGCACGTTAACGCCGAGGATTGGCCGGACAGTGTTGTCCTGCGATTGTGTGAGCGTGGTGTCGGCCGTCCGGTTGAGCGTGGCGTCAGTGAGACGGACCCATGAGACATCCGCTCCCAGCTCGGCCTGGATGACGGCGTCCGTCGGAGGGACCTGCGATCCGGTCGTGGCTGGAGTTCCGATCACAGCGTCTACGCTGATGGTCCCTGCCACGTTCTTGGCGACAATCGCCGCGACCACCGATGTTCCTACGGCCAGCCCATTGATCGCTGTGGTCGCGTGAACGGCGTAGTCCGCAGCGACAGCGATCGAGCCGTAAACACCATCGACGACAACTGCCCCCTCGGCAGTGTTGACCCGCCACGCGCAAGCGCCCGTGCTCGTCACATGCGTAGCCGTCCTGGCTGCCTCGAGCTCCCCGACAGCGACATGCGTCAACGTCTTGAACTCGTTGGTCGTCTCGACCTCGTTCGTTCCGTCGAGTTGGACCGTCTCGATGAGGGCTGCATCGCTCTCGTCGGTTCCGATGTAGGTGATCAGCTTGGTCGTCGCTGCATCTGCCGTGACTTTGATCGTGTCGATCGCGATTGTTTTGGCCTCGGCGTCGAGCCCCTTGGTGAGAGCGCCAGACGTGAGAGTTAGAATTGCAGTGCCACCGGGAGAGTTTTGCAACGTCACGGTTCCGGTAGGAGCTGACGCGATGATCGCCCCGTGGATCGAGTTCCACAACTTTGTCCCGACGGCCGCCACTAGCCCGGTCAGCGTCAGCGTCTCGGACTGCGCCTCATCGCTGGTGTCCGTGCCGTAGATGGTCACGTCCATGGTGTCGCCACCATTGTCGCTCACGACTTCCACGACCTGACCGGCGGTCACCTGGTTCGAGATGTCGGAATCCAATCCGCTGCTCGTGAATTGGCTCGTCGCCTGCGTAGACGGCGTTGTCGGTGCCGCAGAGTCCAATCCGGAAAGGACGCGATTGGACTCGTGCGTGCGAATGCACTCGAACGTCGCCATCATCTGTTTGCTAAGCTGATCAAGATCCTCTGGTTGGTAGTCCTGCGACAGGACGATCTGCTCGCTTCGTGCTGACATTCGATGGGCCCTCCTGGCCGGAAGCATCGGCCGAGGGCGGTGCGTTTGTCAAGAACGAGTCAAACCACGCCAGGATCGGCGTCCGTCAGCGGGTCGGCCTCGCACTCGCACCGTGGCCAGTCGCGCTTCAGCAGATATCCACAGATCTCGCATGAATCGAGTAGATCAACCTCCCGCCCGGTGAGGGGATCCCTCACTCGCTGACCCACGAGTTCCGGGCGGGAGGTGATGGGTGTGGCGGTGGGATCGTCCACCAGCACGGGATCGGCACCATCGCCGATCTCGCGCCGATCCACCGCCGTTCCAAAGAGAGCGGCCTCCCCGGCGTCCAGCGTGCCTTGGGGGGAGACGGTCGCCGGGCGACCGGGGAGGCGCTCAACCGATGATAGTTGGATCTGGCCATTGTCGGCATTCCGCTCGCTCATCTGCAGCAGCCATCCTTCCATGCGCTCAGCACGGCGCCGACCGTTGCGCCAGAACCGCCGCACGGGGTGATGCTCATCGCGTCCCAGCAGATGCACTCGATGTCGTTGCAGCGCAGGACGCGGCCGTCGATCCACTGGGCCGAGCATGCCTCCTCGCCGCAGGTGATCGATGGAGGGTCCTCGGCGGTCCTCTGCTCGTCGACGCCGCACGCGTAGGCAACCAGGGAAGCGAGCAGGAGAAACCCGCTGCAGAGCCACAGCACGCGCGAGATCAACCATAGCGCGCGGACCTTGTACCAACTCATCGCGCCAACCGATCGATGATCTCGTGGCCCGTACAGGCCCCACCGCCGACGGGTGGCTTCGGCTCCCACGGCCGGCGCCCGTCGTTGGTCTGATTCAGCAGGCACCGGTCCATGTCGGGGCACCCATCGCAGAGCACCCTCTTTGCGATCCCGTCCGGCCGGCTCTGAAAAAACCGGCAGTAGTTGGGGTGGCACTCTGCCGTTCCCCCCCACTTCTCGCTCAGCCTTGGCTGCATTTTTCCCATGAGCCAATCATGCAGGATGTCGGTGAACATTGTCATCCCATCGACCACCCTTTTTCGTTGAGCGCGATCTCGACACGTTCAAGGGCGTCGATCATTGGGTCCTGCTCCACTGATGCCGGCGCCAGTCTGACCAACACCCGGCGAGTCATGTGCTGGCTACTGCCGACGTAGTAGCAAGGGTCGACGAGCTCGACGGTGACACCGGTACCCTCGAGCCCGAGCCGCTCGTAGAGATCCATCGCCACCGGGCCGCCCTCGCCGTCGAGGTGTTCCCGCAGGCCCCACACGATCGGCACACCGCCGAGACGGGCAAGGACGACTCCACCGGTGAGAGTCACCGACTCCATGGCGAGCGCCACGAGCGCCTGCTCGGCGTCCATCATGTCGTCATGAGCCAGCTCGATCGCGTTCAGCAGAGGCTCCCAATGCAGATCGTGAGCCACGGCCTCAGCCGCCGCCTCAGCCGCTTGGTCCAGAAGGCTTCGCTTGGCATGGCCGACCGAGCGCACGGCACAGTCCGTGCCCTCCAGATCGCCGTCCGGGCTGTTCACAGTCGCGTTGTACGCGGTGTAGATGGCGAGCATGTGGTTCATCGATCCCCCTTCGCTGTAGCGATGATGAGGTCCATCCGCTCGGGACCGTACATGTACGGTCCCACCGCGAGCTGACCATCGTCGGTCCAGGACACCGAGCGCCACGATCCAGCGCGGGCCAGGCGACGCGCGAAGGCCCAGTCGCGCGCGTCGGGCCGGTCCGCTGCCGCCGGTCCCGACAGCACGGGGTTGTCCTCGCCGGGCCGATGCGGTCCGACGTGTCGAGCTGGAACTCGTTTACAAGCTGCTCGGGCGTGCGGTCCCCGATCACGATGTTCCAGTAGTCCTCATAGGTCATCGGGTCACCTCCAGCTTGGAGATCCGCAGCGCGTGGATATGGACGGCCACACGTCGCCCCCTGGCCGTCAGATCCACCGGCCGCGCGCCTCCGCGGTATTCCGGCCGACCAATGGTGACTAGACCGAGATTGGCCAGTTCCCGGTGGTGCGGACCAACGCCCCAGTGGCGGAAGGAGAGGTAGCCCGGCTTGGAGCGCATGTCGGCGAGCCTCAGAAGCCCGAGCAGGGCGCAGGCGGTGACATCGGGGTAACTGCGCCTGTAGATTTCCTGTGCCAGATCTTGGTCGGTCATCGGATCACCTCCCACGGGTCCCTCAAGTCGTCGAGCAGGCGATGCTCATCGTCGCTGAGGAGCGATCCGTCGCTATGGACGATGTGCCTGTCGCTGTAGGCTCCGCCGCCGAGCTGGCGGCAATCGTGCTGGTCGGCCTCGAGGCAATCGAGAGCCTCGCCCAGGCTCTCGTGCCGGTGGCCGCATCGCCCGCGGACACTACCGATGCACGTGTAGGTGGGATTGGGGTCGATTTCGTAGGTCATCGGGTCACCTCCAGCTCACCAAGCTGTACAGCCCATCGTCGACCGCCCGACACTGCCGCTTGAGCCTCAACGAGTGGGCGCCGACGCGAACGTCGTGGAGCCACCGACGGAACCCCCTGTAGTACGTCGGACCGCACCACACCCGGAGCGTGTGCCCGCAAAGCAGAAAGCGCCCCAGCCGCGTCCCGGGCAGCTGGCAGAACCAGCGTGTGCAGAACGCTGTTGCAGTGATCGAGCCCCGTGTGACCGCAGAACGTCCCCGGCGTGGTCGCCTCGCCCGGCGGTTCCGCCTAGTCCACACCTTCCGCATGCAGCCCTTGCCCGGTCCGAAGTGCAGGCTCAACCAGCGGCCCGTCGTGCTCCCGCTCCCGTTGTCGAGGGTGATCCTCATCGGGTCACCGCCCGTGCTGCGGCGAGGCAGGCGAGGGCGCCCGCCAGGGCCGGGTTGCCGCCGGCCGCGATGGCCTGTTGGGCGATCGCCCGGAAGCTGTCGTCCCAGCTCATGCCGTAGGTGCAGCAGAGGCGACGTCGGGCGCGGTAGGTGAGGGTGCCGTTGGTGTAGGTCATGGTGGAGTCTCCTTTCGGCGCGAACGCCTACTTATCTGGTAGCTCGAGTGTCGGGTTTGTCAACCCCCAGTCTACGCTGCGGCCAATCTTACGCGCGCCTGGTGCACGTAGTGGGCCTCCTTCTCGACGCCCACCGCGTACAGCCCCAACTTCTTGGCTGACACCAGCGTCGATCCGACGCCACAGAACGGGTCGATCACGCGGGAGTGCGCGGCCGTGTGGCGCTGGAGCAGCCGCTCGAGCAGCCACAAGGGCTTCTGGTTCGGGTGGTCGAGGCGCTCATCCCCGCCACAAATGGGCCCCGTCACGACGTTCTGCGCCTCCGGCGCACCGGCGTTCACCCAGGGCTGGAACACGTACCCATCGCCTCTGGTCGCCCAGCAGATGGCCTCGAGCGCACTGACGTACACGTCCCGGTGCGCCGTCCCGGGGTTGGTCTTGATCCAGATCATCGCGCCGCGCCATTTCAGATCGCACGCCTCGCACACGAGCTTGAGCTCGCCGATCGCCTCGAGCGGCGAGAAGATCAGCATCTGGCCGCTGTCCTCGAGCAGCGGCGCCGCCTGGAGCACCCATCCGACGTCGAGCTCGTCCCACTTGCCAAAGTCGGACGAGATGTCGCCGCGCATGGCGTGTCCGATGATGGATTTCCGCTGCCCGTAGGGCGGATCGGTCAGAATGAGATCGAACTTCACCGCGGTGTCGTTGTTGCCAGGATCTGGCGCCTTGAAATACTCGCGGTTGTCCTGGAGCTTGAGCACCACGGTCGGGGCGCCCTCCTCCTTCACCTCTTGGCGCTCGGCCTGGATCTGCTCGGCGCGTGACTTCAGCTTGTCCTTCTTTCGCTCGACTCGCACGGATCGAAGGGCCTCGCGCACGAGCTTGTTGCGCTCGCCGGTGGTCTTGGCCCGGTCGATCTTGGCCTTCGACCTCCGGGGCAGCTCGGCCATCTGGAGGTACTCCTTAACCTTGGTCTCACCACAGCCCAGGGACTTTGCCGCGCGCAGGGTGAAGCGCTCCGCTGGTTTGTCGTCTTTCGACTTTTGAGCCTTGGTCCGCGTCCCCTTTCCGCCTACACCGCCACCGCTCGCGCCGTGCTTGGTCTCGGGGTGCGCCTCCTCGTAGATGGACTTGAGACGCGCGAGGCCCTCGGCCACCTCGAGGTGATCGAAGTCCTTGCGAGCGATGTTTTCCTCGAGTTGCATCTGCACAGCATGCTGTTCGTCGCTGGGGTGGATCCGCACCGCGGCCACCTGGACGCCGAGCTGCCGGCAGGCGGTCAGGCGACGCACCCCAGCGATTACGTGGAACTTGCCGGAACCATTCTTCGCGACGGCGATCGGCTGCACCTGCCCATTTTTTGCGATGCTGGCAGCCAGCTGGTTGATGTCGCCCAGATCGCTCCGAGCCCTCCACCCAATCTCAACCTCCTGGGGGTCGAGCCACATCACCAAGGGGTTCGCCGACACCTTCGTTTTCGCTTTCGTCGCCTTCGTCATCTTCCTCATCCTCATCAGCTAGGCCCATCTCGAGCCGGCGGCGCTTGCGGCGCTGTCGCAATAGCCCGTGGGCGATATCGCGCATCTCCTCGCGCGAGAACGGCAGCTCTGCCGGCCCCTCTTCTCGAACTTCCTCTGCCGCAGCCAACATCGGCTCGAGCTGGGACATGATGGCCTCGCGCTTCGTCTCGACCATGTCATCGAGACTAACGAAGGCCCGCACTGCACCCTCCCAGCTCTTGGGCTGGATCGGGAACCTCTCGACCCCGTCCGGTCCGATCTTGGGCCGGATGAGGTCGTACGCCTTGGCCCGCAAGTCTGTTGCCTGGTGGAGCTCGGTGCTGCGCTGCTGGAGAAGCTGCGTGTGCCTCTGCTTGAGCCAGGCCGCTTGGACTCCCCGCCAGAAACTCTGTCGTCGCTCTGACCAGTGATTCTCGAGTGCGTACCTACGCACGGTGTCGACTGGCACGGCCTTGACGAGGATCTGCTCGTACCAGTATTCGAGGCTCCTTCGCTGTGGATCGGCGATGAATTCCGACTCTGCGCGCAGGAGCAGGCGCTCTGCCGTCTCATTCGTCCGTACCCGCTTCACCTACCAGATCCTCAATCTCGGACGGGTCCAGATCGGGCCGAGCACAGCGCTCCAGGCCCTGGAGCCGCTCCTCGACGTCCTTGCGGAACTCGTCGTAGTAGCGCTCGAGTACGCCAACGATGTAGGCGTTGATGAACTCGTCCACCCGCTTTCCCGGGGGGAGATCTTTTCCATTAAAGTACACATTGCGCGTCCACCCTGGCGGCGGGATCACGTCGACCCTTGGCTCGATCCCGCCGAAATCATTCCTTTCGACGTCGATCTTGACACAATCGGGCGGCATTTTCAGCTCGCGGCAAATCGACACGTGGAGGCGGATTAGACAGCCCTTGAGCACGGTGTTGCGGTTGCAAACGAACACGCCTCCGGGGGGGAGCGGCTCTCCGGCGCGCGCCATGGCCTCTGCCCACTCAGCGTACGCCTTCCATCCCTCCTGGAGGTGCTCTGGGATCGGCGGGGGCTGGTTGAGAAGGATCTCGCTCATCCCTGCCCCCGTTCTTTCTCTAGCCGCAGCAACTCGAGGAAATCGTAGAAATCGACGGTCACCGGCATTTCGATGTCCAAACGCGAGGTAACGCCGATCGTTTTAAGGAGATCTGAAAGCATCATCGACGCCGTGATGTTCTGCGATCCCTTGGCACGGTGAACGGCTACAGCCTTCGTCCACCGCCTCCCCCCGCGTCGATGGTGGAGTTCTGCGTCGTCACGAGCCTGCTCGAGCTTTTTTCCCAAGCTCTGCGTTCCCGTGTGGAGCTCGAACCACCACGGGCACGGCGCAACGATGTCCGGCTCATGGGCGTTGCGGCCTTGCTCCCCGCGGCGCACGGACGACTCGCTCATGTGCTTCTTGCGGTCTGCGTTCGTGGCCGCGGCGATCCTGGCGCACAGCTCCGGTGTGTCGTAGACCGCGCGAAGTTCGCGCGCAATCTGGCGCTCGAACACCCTACCCTTCGCTTTCGACCTCCGCCCCGCTGCCACCCGCAGCGGATCTTTCTTCTTCTTCGCCTTCTTCTTCGCCTTCTTCTTCGCGGCTGGGCGTTCCGATGCTGATGATCTTGGCCGTTTTGGGCTGGCTGTCATCGATCCCGCTCTCCATGATTTTTTGGGCTGTCCCGCCGGTGATCGGCTTGAGCTTGACCAGGTGCACGTTGCTCGACAGGAGCAGCACCGGCATCCGTAGGTTGGCCTCGAGCATCCGGCGCAGGGCC